CTTAGAAGGAATACAAATACCTGCAAGACAAATAGTAGCAGGAGCATGTCCTTGGATTTATCAAGGAGCTGCAGTAGACTTAGCTGAAAAAAATAAATGTGGAGGCTGTACTTGGCATACCGAGTCTAAGTATAAAGCAGCTTATGGCATTGCAACAGGAGAAAACGGAAGCACAGAGTATACTCCATATGTTAATATAGATGATGAATACATAATACCAGCATCAACTACATTTATTTCATACTCTAGTGGAGCAGTTACAACTCAAACATATTATAAAAATACTACTGCTATAAGTACTACTACATCATTACAAAGACTAACAAAAACAGGATTACTAGACACAGGAGCCCATGGTACAACAGTAAATAATTACTGGCAAGCAGTTGCAGCAAGTAGTTCTCCGGGAACTCCTGCAGATTCTAATACTAATTTTAATAGGCACAGAATATTTTCTGCATATAGCAGTAGTATAACTTATTATGCATATACTCAAGATAACTACAATGATTATGTAACTGCTACTGTTAATGGTAAAGTAAGACTATTTAAAGCAAAGATAACAAGCATAGGACAGCCTCCTTCTATTGGAAGCGAGTACTGGGAAATAGCAGATACCTGTAGTAAAACTTTAACTGGTTGTAAAAAAAGATATGGGTTTAATCCATTAACTTTAGGTACAGCATCTAGCACTGGTAACACTGCTACAGACACCAGAGTTGTACTACCTTTTGGAGGGTTCCCTGGTGCCAAAAACTTTAGATAAGTTTTTAAACGAGTTCTATAAAGCTGCAAAAGAATCTGCCCCAAGGGAAATGTGCGGACTTGTAATAGAACAAAATAACGAACAAAAATGGATTTTGTGTGAAAACATTTCAAAAAACGAAAATACTTTTCAAATTGACGCAAATCTATACACACAATATATGATGACTTCAAATATTTTATATGTAGTCCATAGTCACTATGACCAAGAAATTTGCAAACCAAGTGATTATGATATTGATAATTGTAATGCAATGGATATTCCTTACTTTATAGTAAGCTATCCACAAAAAAGCCACTATTTACTGGAGCCTAAATGACAAGAAATATTTATTTAAAAGGAAAAATGGGAAAACTCTTTGGAGAACATTGGACCCTTAACGCCGCAACTGTGCAAGAAGCTATGCACGGCATAGACGTGCAACGAGAAAACAAACTAACTAAGTATCTAACTGAGTGTACAGAAGCAGGAATAGAATTTTATGTACAGAAAGGAGAAGAAGTATTAGGATATGATAATTTAAACATGGAATTAGGTAAAGATGATTTAATTATTACTCCTGTACCTGCAGGAGCTGGAAGCTTTGGAGACCGTCTTAAAACTATTATAGGTATAGCTCTAATTATTATAGGAATAATGAATCCAGCATTTTTAATTTCTTTGGGTGGAAAGTATGCTACGTATTTAAGAATAGGAGTTTTACTAGCAGGTAGTTTATTAACTATGAGAGGAGTTACAGGATTAATGACCCCTAAAGATGCTTCGGAAGCAGGAGAAGGCTATTTTTTCGATGGGCCAGCAAACACAGTTAAACAAGGAATACCTGTACCTTTATTATATGGAGAACTAATTGTTGGTGGAAGTCCAATGAATTTTTCTTTTTTAGGAGGGGATATGAATGTAGGTTCTCATTCTCAATATTTTATAACACCTGCAGGGTCTTCTTCAGGTACTTCTGCAGCAGGAACAACAGTCGGAGGCGGTGGGGGCTCATCAGGAGCTCAAGGCCCGGGCGGTGGTGATAATGTAACTTGGAGTTTAAAATAAAATGGCAATAAAGAAAACAGAAAACTCACTAGGAGCAGGAGCAGGTGGCGGAAGCACTTCTAACTTAGGTAATAATAAATCTTCTACAGAAAAACAATCAGCAGTAATATATGATATGCTATCGGAAGGCCCTATTCAGGGACTAGTAAATGGAGCAGCCTCTATATACTTAGACGGTACTGCAGTTATGGAGGGTGGCAATAATAAATCTTTTGGAGCAACTCATTCTACTGATGTCAGCTATACTGCTTCAACAGGAGTAATAGTAGATAACAATGGAAGCCTCTTTTCTAGTAAAGATGTTACAGAAGGAACTTTTACTATAAAAATTAGTAAAGCAGGCAAGTCAGCAACTGTAAGTACTACTGCAGGACTTAATATAATAACAGCTACTAGCAGTGTATTTGCAGCTACAGATGTTACTAGTCTTGGAGGAGGGCTATCTATTCATATTCCAGGAGCAGGTCCTGAAGGAAATGATTATATAGGAGGAATTTCAAGATTCATTAGTGCTACACAAGTTCAAGTATTTAATCCACCTAGAACAACAACAAGCGGTAAAGCTGCTAAAGTAGATTTGATTTCTACAGTAGGTACTATACAAAGCAGTGCTCAAGCAACTCTATCTAGTACAGGACTTGGAATTAACGCAGCGAATGTTACAGCATTTGTACAAACACCAACACAAACAGTAACAAGTACTCCAAAATATAATTTTGAAAATACAGCAGTAGCTTTTAGAACAGGAACAAGAGACCAATCGTATTTAAGACCCCCAGTCGGTTTAGGAAGTGCAGCTATAGTACATAATGCTTCTGCAGAAATTGAACAAACAGATTTATCTGGTTTATCTGGAATAGGAAGTACTCCTAACTCTGCAGCAGGTTGGGGCGATGCACCTGAGCCTACAGCAACAAGAACTGTTAACAGAGTTACAGCAAGTGTAATGGGAGTTACAAATCCTGGAGAAGTAGACCAAATTAGTATTAGTATAAATTTTCCTGCAGGAGTATTTGCTCATAAGTCAAAAAGTGGAAGTGAGGGACCTGCACAAGCAGAGTTTTTAATTGATTTTGATTACAGTAAAGACGGAAGCACATATACAACTACTAGAGTATTTGGAAGGTCTGATAGTCAACTAGCTGCTGCAGGTAGTAATATGGGAAGACCTAACGTTAATCAAGGCGGTAATGGAATGGTTAGAGCACATACTAGAACTCCTTTTACTAAAACCTTTTCTTTTGATATAGAAAAATATCAACCTTTTGTAGACTATAGAGTAAATATACAGAGAGTCAATGTAGCACAGGGAGAACATGGAGATTTTAATCATACTTCTACTGCTCAACTACAAGCAATACAAAATATTATAGAAGACAAATTAAGTTATCCTCTTACAGCGTATGGAGCAGTTATAGTAGATGCTCAGAACTTTTCAGGACTTCCTGTTAGAGGTTATGAGTTAAGAGGTCTAAAAGTAAAAGTTCCTACAAACTATCACCCAAGGCATGAGATTTCAGAAGGTTCAGCAGCTTCCTACACTAGACATGTTACTAACGGTAGTGTACAAAGTAGTGCACAAGATTGGGACGGTAACTTTAGAGGAGATTTACACACATTTACTACAGGAGTCAATGTAAGCGCAGTATATACAGATAATCCAGTATGGGTATTATTAGATATAATGACAAACGATAGATATGGATTAGGAAAATTTATAGACCCTGAAGGTGACTTTGCAATGATTGACAAGTTTCAGTTATATCAAATAGCAAAATACTGTGACGAATTAGTTCCTGATGGAAAAGGTGGACAAGAGCCTAGGTTTACTTGTAATATGTATATTACAGAACTAGCAGAAGCTCAAAGATATTTAGCAGATTTAATTGGAATATTTAGGGGTATGCTAGTTTATTTTAATGGAAAGATAGCTCCTCAAGTAAATCGTAAAAAATCTCCTATATATACTTTTACTAAAGGTAATGTTCTTGATGGTTCTTTTTCATACCAGTCTGCTTCCAAACGTTTTCGGTCGAATCAAATAAGAGTAACTTGGAATAATCCAGAATCTTTCTACAGACAAGATGTAGAAGTTGTAGAAGATATAGAAAATATATTAGAAACTAATAGAATAACTCCAAACGAAGTAGTAGCTATGGGTTGCACGTCTCAAGGACAAGCTCATCGTTTTGGTAAATGGATATTATTAACAGAAAAAATGGCTACAGAAGTTGTGACTTTTGGTACAGGTTTAAATGCAGCACATTTAAAACCAGGAGACCTAATAGAAGTACAAGATTCTGATATTTATACTACACAGTCAGCAGGACGTGTAGACTCAGGAGCCTCAAGTACTACAACAGTAGTAAGACTAGATAGAGCTGTAAATTTAAGTGCCTCAGGAACAAACTTTGAACTAAACTTAGTTTATCCTACAGGAGGCGCGTACTTAGCAGAAGACTATGCAGTTATAGGGGGAGTAACCTATGAAAGAGGAGATTTAATACTTTCTATAACTTCTCAAACAGCTGCAGCAAATGCCGAAGATGCAAGTGGAAATTCCATACAAGTACTATGGTCTGAGTACTCTAGAATAGAAACTCAACCTATAGGCTCTTATAGTTCAAATGTTATAACAGTATCTACAGCTTTTAGTGCAGTACCAAATGCAGAAGTAATGTGGAGTATAACAGCAACTACACAAGCTACTGGACAGTCTGTTGCATCTGCTCCAAAACCTTTTCAAATTGCTTCAATTTCAGAAGATTCAAATACTAAAACTCTTACTATATCAGCTACTGAATACTCAGATAATTTATATGACTTAGTAGAAAGAGGTTATGTAATAGAAGAAGTACCAGAGATAAGAAAACCTCCTGTTAGAACAGATATAATACCAGCCCCTACAACACTAGGACTAAGCGGAGTTGTATCAGGTGCAGAAAGTCAGTCAGAAGATGTAGACGCAAATACTACAGGACTTGATTTATTAATAGGCTGGAGACCTCCTGTTACTAATGTATCAGGCTCTAATATAAAATATGAACACATTGGTGGATATGAGTTAATGATAATCGGTCTAGAAGATGAAGAAGGTCAAAGAAGAAAAACAATAAAATTAGGACCAGACTCAACAGGACACAGAATTAAAGGAGTAAGACCTGGAGTAGTCATTACAGTCTTTCTTAGATTAGTAACTACTACTGGATTCTTTTCTGCTTATATAAAAGATGAGATAGAGCTAGTCGCATCAAAACTTCCTTTAAAATCCATACCACAAATAAGTCTTATACCAAAAGGTGGAATCTTAAATAGAGCTTTAAGTATAAACACTTCAACAGTATCAATCTCTAACTACGCATACCAATATGATGCTCCAGAGGGAACAACGTATAATAATAATACTAATAGTGCCGCATGTTATCAACAGAATTTTAATGGCATGGGAGCAAGTGCAGTAGCATATCTACTTTTTGATGCTAGTGAGTCTTCGGATAAATTAAAAGCAGTACAATTTGTAGAAAACACTACAGCAGTAAGCGCACTAGGAGATAAACTTGGAATACAATATTGGAAGGAAGTAGGAGCAAGTAATAATGGATTAACTGCAGCTTCTGGTACAATATCTATGGCTGTAAATACAAATATTGTAACAGGTTCAGGTACTTCTTTTACAAGTCAGTTTGCAGTAGGCGACACAGTACTTGTAGGAAGTGGTTCTTCTTTATTATCCGCAACTATTAATTCAATAACTAGTAATACTGTAATGAATATTAATGTAACAACGACTAGAGCATACAGTGGTGTAGCTGTTTTAAAATTATCGTTTGTACCTGATTTTAATTTAGACGCAATACTAGCAAAAGTAATTACTGATAGTAGTACTAATTATTCTATAAGTGAAACTTATGCAATTACAGCAGGACTAGATGGTGCTGCAGGTGGTGGGGTAGATGCAAGAACAGTAAAATTAAGTGCAAGTAATTTTGTAATTAGATAT